AGCGTAAGGTTCGGAAGCTCCAAATGCGACGCGCTTGTCGGGTCGGCAAGCGTTATCTTGCTGCGTTCCGCCCCTCCGCTGTCGCGAAGGATCAGGAGAATCCCGTTCGGGAGTTCCAGCATCGAGCATTCTTCCGTTCTTGTCGGGTTGAAGTAGCCGATGGTTTCCGCATCGTCGTCGATGTTGTAGGACCAGACCTCGGACTTCAGGTCGCCTAAATTTTCCTCTATCCCGGTCCACACCATAACGGCGCTTTCTTGCTTGCTGTTCGGGTGGACGCTGGCGTGACCGAACCCGTTAATCTTTGCGATGCGGATGTCGGCTGTCGGGTTGCCGATTCCGTCGAAGCCCTCCACGGACTTCATCATCTTCGTTGTGTACGTGTCTGTGGCCGTCACCGTCTCGGGGTACATGTTGACCGTCTCCTCGAGGCCGAGGAATTCCGAGTCGGCGAGTTTCGACGTGCCGCCGCAAAAGCTGTTAATCTGTACGGTGCGCGCGGCCATTATAGCCTCCCGACCCCGTTGTAGAACTTGTCGTCCATGTTCGGGTAGCGCTTCGGAACGTCCAGGGCCTTCGTCTCGATGCCCTTGACGAATTCGAGCAGGCGGTCAACCTCGTCCTTCTTGTCGCGCTTTAGCGTGTCGTTGATCGCGAGGTTCGACACCCAGCGGTACTGCACGTCGGCGGTGAGGAGGTTGATAAATTCAGGCGGGAGTGTGAGCACGTCGTTGTCGTTGAACGGCTCCATGTCGTACGTCACCACGGCCTCGATGTCGTAGCCGCTGGTGCGGTCGAGGGTGACGCGCCCCTTGAGGTCGTTCCCCTCGAAGTATTTCTCGTAGCAGAACTTGTACGGGATCGTCCCAACGCCCTCGTAAGCCGGGAGCGTCTCGGGGCGCACCGGGTCGAGCGAGTACCATTCCACGCCCACCTTGTAGTAGACGTTGTTCACGGTGAGCGGGACCTTGTCCTCGAACATGAACACCTTGCCCTGCCCGAGCGGGACGCGGGATTTCGTGAAATGCAGGAAGCCCTGCACGTTGTAGTCGCGCACGCACTTGTTGATCAAGCGGCGGCACTTCGCGGCATCGCTGTCGCTCGCGGGATTGCCGCCGACCAGTTGGCCGATTTCGTCGAGGATGTCCTGAATAAGTTCACGTACGAGCATTTTAAAACCTTTAAAAAAAGCTAGAGTCCGCAAGGGTTTCGAGGTGGTGAAATCCTATTAGACTCTAGCTTGATCTTGTCGCTCTTCTGCAACAAAGGAGAAAAGAACCTCCGCACCCGGAAACTAGGGTCCGGGCGCGGAGTGATGGAAGGTTAGTTCAGCTGGATGTAGCCGAGGGCCACGCGGCGGCTGTCAACGGCGCCCGGAAGGAACGCGCAGTCGAAGCGGTAGCTTCCGTTGCGGTTCTGGTCGCCATGCACAACGCAGGAGAGCTCGAGCTTTCCGCTCGGGGACTTGGCGTTGAATTCTTCAAGGCCGGAGTCGTCGAGCTTGACGGAGTCGAGGTTCACGTTGTACTTCTGCCATGCCCACACGAGGGCGTACTTCTTGTTGGCGGTGAGCTTCCAAGTAACGGCGGCGGAAGCAGCCGGGAGGGCGGACACGTTGCGGTGTGCGCCGGTGGCGTTCATTTCCGTAACCTTGAGCGAGATAGTGCCTGCGCCGCCATTAGCGTCTTCCTGGACCACGAAAGCCTTGTCCTCGTCCATGACGTGACCGAGCACGTCGCACTTCGAGACGTTGGCGACGGTGAACACCGTGCCAGCCTTGATGGTCGTGGCAGTCGTGATGTTGGCGGAGGCGAGCACGATGGTGTCGGAGCCTTCACTCGGCTTGGCGGAAACGGTGGTGGAGGCAGGCAGCGCGCCGATGGAGATGACCGGCATCGGGGTGCTCTTCCACATGACGTTGGCGTATTCGCCGATCTTGGCCTTGCGGTAGAGTTCGCCTGCGATGGCGTTTTCGTTGAACAGCTTCAAGCCGCCAGCGGTGATCTTGCTCTTGATCTTGCCGCTCATGTAGCCGACGAGTTCACCGGCGCAGCGGGAGTCGGCGAGGGAGCCGGACATTTCGGAAAGCAAATCGTAGCCGTTGAAGGTGTTGCTCGTGCCGTCGGCGACGAACACGGAGTCGGAGTAGAAACCACCTGCGTCGATGACGTAGTCCTGGACACCCGCGCCCATTTCGGGAGAACGCGGATCGGCGACTTCTTTCTCGAAGGAGTCGATGTCAACAACGCGTTCCAGCGAGCTCATGGCGCAAGCGTTGGTGGCGACGCATACGGTGAATTCGCGCTCGAATTCCTTGATGGAAAGGTCCGAGATGTCGCCGCCGGGGCCAATAGTCGGGATGCCGCCCTTCTTCACGAAGGTGTGGCCCGGGTCGGGGATAGCGACCTTGAGCTTGCCGCCTTCACGGCCACGGAGGCCCTTGTTGGTGGTTCGGCAATCTTCAAGGATGGGGCAGGATTCTTCGATTTCGGCCGCGAAGATTTCGAGGCCGGGGACGGTGATAATGGAGTTAGCCATTTGTAAACCTCATTTTTTTTTAACGTGGGTATCGCTCCGGGCGGTTCTTGCGGAGCCAATCCTTCGCGTTGAACGTCTGCGGAGCTTGCGTTCTTCCCACGCTCCCGGTAGATGGGATTCCGCTTGTGGACGGAGCCTTTTCTGCGGGTTGCGCGGGCGTTGTCTGTTTGGCGGCGGTCGCGTTCTTCGCTTCCTTCGCCTTGTTCATGAGGGTCACTTCAAACGATGCGAGCTTCTGGTAGAGCAGGTCCTTCGACCATTTCTTCATCTGTTCCTGCACCGCGTCGTTCTTCGCTATGGCCATCGCCATGACGAGCCCGACGGGGGACTGGTCGATGATTTCCTGATAGAGCTGCCCTTCCTCGGTTTCGAGCCATTCGCTGTTGTCGTCGATGAAGTCCGCCATCGTCTCCTGGAAATCCTTCTGTGCTTCCGGGGTCTTGAAGGTGGCCTTCATCTTCTGCTGGGCTTCGGCCTGCTGCTTATGCTCGGCTTCGAGGTCGGCGTTCCTCTTGTCAAGTTCGGCGAGGAGCTGCTTCTTCTGTTCCTCGTTCTTGTAACTCTCGTACGCTTCAACCGTCGGAAAGTCCTCGCGCTGGAGCTTCGGCTTGTTGCCTTCGACCTGCTTCTTCAGTTCCGCGATCGTGGCCTCGAGTCCTGCGATTTGTTTCCGGTGGGCCCGTTCTTGTCTGTCGAGCCTTTTCTTCCACTGCGATTGAGCGTGTTCCCATCTGTCGTCGCCCTTCGCGGGTGTTCCCGCGTCCTCGCCTGCGCTGGCGGAGGGTGTCGTCTGCTGGGTAGTGGCTTCTCCGTCACCTTCGCCGCCTTCCGCGCCCGTCGGCGTTTCCGTCTGCTTGGTTTCGGTGGTCTCCGCTTTAGTTTGTTCGGAATTAGCGGGTGTTTCCGTGTCCGCCTTTTGTTCGGCGCGGTACTTTTCCAAAAGTTCCTGGCTGGGTAATGCCATATCTCACCTCATTTTTTATTAAAGATAAACAAAAGTGTCAACGGATGCAAACGACCGCTGACACTTTTTGTCACATTTCGTTGACGATTTTTGACACTTTTTATAGCACCGTCTGCGGCGTTAGGTTGTCGGTATGTGTTTTTTCAATCGCCCCGGCCAGCTTCGCGACTATGTCGGCGCGAGCCTTCTCCGCATCGATGCGTAGGGCCTCGGCATCCTGCAAGGCTTTCCGTGCGTTCTCGGCGGCGCGCTGGTCCGCCTCGCGGCTCTTGAGGTAGAGAGCCTCCGCCTCGGTGCGCTGTTCCGCAGTGAGCTTCGCGAGTTCGAGCTGGCGGTCCTTCTCGTTCTCCGCTGCGCGTGCCTCTATCTCGACGAGCTTGGAACGGAGCGCGGCCTCGTTGTTCATGCGCGCCATCACGAGCTGGTTCTGCCCCGCGATGATGTCCGCGTCGATGGTGCGGCGGTACTCGTCAATCTGTTGAGCCTGCTGTTGCGCCTGCTGCGTGAGGGCTCCGACCTGGGCAGAGAGCGCCGCGACGTCGACACCGCCTCCCACGTTGAGGGCCTGCTTGAGTTCCGGCGGGAGAGTGAGGAGCACCGCGTTGGCGATGGCTTCGGCGTTCTCGAAGTCGCCGGTGCGGATGGCCTCGGCG